TCGGGCGGTTCTGTGTCGTCACTATCAGAATAATCCATCGAATCTGAACTGTGACCGATACATTGTATACCGCGTGGAGAGCATATATGACAATATGCGAAATTTCTTTCGCACATATAATGACATACATGCTGGGGTGAATCATGATCACATTCACAGTACACCTCTTCACACACAGAGCAACTTATTATGGTTGTTGTGAAGTAACAGTAGGAGCACCAATCATGCGAATCAAATTCAATGTCAAGGGCTGTACACATGCAACGACCATCATCACGGTTGCAGCAATTGCACACGTCCAAAGACTCTGTAGAGTCACTATCGTGACTCTGTTCATCTGCTTGAGGCAAGCAGACTCTTTTTTCATCGGGGGCCAATCCGGAGTTTCGTTGTTCCACCAACGAGGCGTGACAGCTGTAATCTTTTCGTTTCGATCCTAAAAAGACTGTCATGGCGTTTAGAGTTTTATATCCCTAGACAAAGATATGTGCCACGCACAAGGCGGCGCAGGGGTTTAAACTGGCGCTCGTCGATCTTGTTTTTCATGCTAAACAAGCAAAAAGCGTCTGAGAAATTATTTTTCAAATTACATGTTCATGTAAATAGTGTTTATCTAACCACGAATTTACAGAGGCCCACAATAACATATGGCCACAACAAATAAGTTTGGAATGTATATCAACATAGAAATTAATCGTAGAGGTTAAATATACCTTAATGATGTAGGTAAGTGTTATTGCTATGCGCGATTACTACGCGAGCGGCTGTAAAAAACGCGCCAAAAAAGGGATACTTTTTGTTTCTTATTTAAGATAATAAGGCTTACATATTGCTTATACCTTAGTGATGAAACTACTAAGTATGTTAACCGGTAAATAGGGCTGTCGCCCCATTTCCGATACATTCTGGTAAACGTTCTACTTGGAATCATATATTTTACTAATATAAATTCTGGGTGGTGTGGCACAAAAAGTGCCACAATATTCCTTACTAACTAAGGGACGGATTCTCCGGCTGAGGATCTACCGTTCTTGTAAAATTTAGTAGGTTGCTGAAATGCAAAAGTAAAAGTGTTATTTACTAATACAATCAGCAGTGGACCTGGAATAGGTCGAAATCAATTATTTTTGCCCCCGAAGGGGAAATCGCTGATAAAACGAGTATAAAAAGAATAATTATGAAAAGTCAAAACATGTTCAATAGCATAACAGATTAATACTGGTGCTAGACATGAGACAACTTAACACAATTACACAAAGCTGAGTACAAGACCGAAA